ATGGTATTCATTTGAGAAAACCAGCGAATTGATGCAGGTTCTGAATTTAACAGAAAAAATAATTCCTACAAATTTAGTACAAATGATTCATTCTTTGTATAATAAAAATGGTTTCGTTACTAGTTTTCCTGATGTGTATGGCAAGGTGTTAGAATATTTTCATAATAGTTTTGAAATTGAAATATTAATCACAGCAAAACTAAATATGACCTTTCCATTTGAGGAAAATTACTTAACTGGATTTCATACAGATTTTCAATATGAGAATACTCCAAATTATAAAACTGCCATTATGTATCTTAATGATAATGATGGATATACTTTATTAGAAGATGGCACTAAGATTGAAGCTAAATCTAATAGGATAGTTATATTTGACGGCACTACACAACATTGTGGAACAACTTGCACAGATGAGAATAAGAGGATAACTCTGAATTTGAATTATATAGGTAAGGATTTATAAAATGAAAATATATGATGATTTTTTACCACAAGAAATGTTCGATTGGTTATTTGATTTATTCTTATCGGAAGATTTTCCTTGGTTATCGATTCAAGGCATAACATATGCAACTAAACAAAAATCTAGCGAAGGCATTCCGAGTAAATATGATTTACAAATGACCCATCCAATATATTCATCTGGAGGATTCAATTTCGATAATGATAAGTGTCTATCACCATTGCTTCAATATGTAGAAGACAAACTTGACCTAGATGTACTTGTTCGGGCAAAACTAAACATAACCCACATTAGTGATAAGAATTACGATACTGGATTTCATAGTGATATGTATTTCGAAGATAAACCATATCAAACTGCTATATTGTATTTCAACACAACTGATGGCAAAACTTTATTTGAAAATGGCACTGAGGTCGATTGTGTGAAAAATAGATTAATATTGTTTGATGGATATGACAAACATGCTGGCACCATGGCAACAGATTCAAATTTTAGAATGGTACTCAACTTAAATTATGTGTAAAATAATAGATAACTTCATGCCAGAAGCGGCATTTACAGAATTAGTAGAAACTTTTGATAAGATTGATTGGAATCCCCAAATGATTTTTGCAACTGATAAACCTGGAATAGTTTTTCCCTCAGATGGAATTCCGATGGCAGATGAAACTAAAAATATTCAATTCATAAATAAACTTTACGAAAACGGATATAGTAAGGCTATGTATGAAAATCCTGTTTTATTTGATTTGTTTAGAGGGATAGAAGGTCAATTGAATTCTATTAAATTACTAAAGGCAAAAGCTAATTTATCTATGAGTTATGATAAACAATATCAATTTGGAATGCACGTTGATATGTCAGAGTTTCTTCATATCTCCGCACACAAAACTGCCATATTATATCTTAATGATAATGATGGATATACTTTATTAGAGGATGGTACTAAAATACTGTCCAAAGCTAATAGGATGGTTGTGTTTGATGGTTCTACATATCATGCCCCAGTTAATGCCACTAACGTAAATTTAAGGCGTGTTTTAAATATAAATTTTTTACAAGGAGAAATAAATGAGTGAAGATTTTCCGTGGAAATATGGTGAAGGAAAAGTAATTAATGAATTAACTGATTATTTGACTGGAACTTATGGCTCACATTATACAAATGAAAATAATGACGTTCAAACATTAGATGTGTTTGAGTCAAGGGGGACATTATCAAGTACGTCTATTGATAATGCTATTAAATATCTTATGAGATATGGTAAGAAAAAAGGTAAGAATAAAATGGATTTAACTAAAGCTCTCCATTACATTATTCTTGCTCAGGCGTTTGATGATAAAACTGGTGAATTCGATTCAGAAACAATTTACGAGTAAAACTTGACTTTGGTGCTATTATGTGATATAATAGTACCAACAAACTAAAAGGATATATTATGCAATTAAGTGATAAAACAATTGGAGTTCTAAAGAACTTCGCAACTATTAACCAATCAGTTCTTATTAAAGAAGGATCAACATTAGACACCATGAGTGTTCAAAAGAACGTTCTTGCTCATACTGAAACAGAAGAGAGTTTTCCTAAAGAATTCGGCATTTATGACTTAAATGAATTCTTAGCGACTGTATCATTATTCGATAAACCAGACCTAGAATTTGGAGATAATTCTGTCACAATTTCAGATGGTCAATCTACAACTTCTTATTGGTACGCTGATAAGTCTATCATCGTTTATCCAGAGAAAGAATTAACAATGCCTGATTGTGAAATCAACTTTAAATTATCAGTTGACAATTTCACTAAATTACAGCGTGCTACTGGTACTCTAGGATTAAGTGATTTATGTATCAGAAATGAAGGTGACAAAATCATTGCTGAAGTACAAGATAAAAGAAATGATACTTCAAATACATATTCTATCGAAGTTGGTGATTATGATGGAGACGTTGACTTTAAATTCTACTTCTTGACAGAACGTATGAAAATGTTACCTAATGATTATGATGTAGAAATTAGTTCAAAGAACATTAGTAAATTTACTTGCGGTTCTTTGGTATATTGGGTAGCATTAGAGAGTGATTCTACATATGGATAAAGTTGATGAATTTCTATGGGTAGAAAAATATCGACCACAGAAGATTGACGATTGTATATTACCAGATTCAATAAAAGGAACGTTTAAAGAATTTATTGAAAATGGCGATATGCCCAATCTTCTATTAAGTGGAACTGCAGGTACAGGTAAAACTACAGTTGCAAAGGCATTATGTAATGAGTTGGGATATACTACTCTCGTTGTGAATGGTTCATTAGATAGAAATATCGATACATTGAGAAATGAAATCGCTTCATTCGCTTCGACTGTTTCGTTTGATGGAGGCAAGAAGTGTATCATTTTAGATGAGGCTGATTATCTGAATCCACAATCATTTCAACCTGCGTTACGTGGTTTCATTGAACAATTCAGTAAGAATGTTAGGTTCATTTTAACTTGTAATTATAAAGACAAGATTATCGAACCTATTCACTCTAGAACAACTTTTATCGATTTTAGGTCAACTAATAAAGATAAACCTGCCTTAATGGGTGCATTAATGCTCAGAGTTGAAAACATTCTGAAAGAAGAAAAAATTCAGATTCAATCGAGACCAGTAATCGCTGAGGTTATTAAGAAACATTATCCTGATATGCGTAGGGTTTTGAATGAATTACAGAAATATTCTGCAGGTGGAGTTATTGATTCTGGCATTCTTGCTAACGTTAGTGAAACAAATGTAAAATCTTTAATGAAGTATTTAAAATCTAAAGATTTTGGGTCTATGAGACAATGGGTAGTTGATAATATCGATACTGACCCAGTCAGAATCTTTAGAACGATATATGATAATATGCATGATTACCTTGAACCGAGTAGTGTTCCCCAAATCGTATTATTAATTGGCGAATACCAATATAAACAAGCATTTGTGCAAGATAGAGAAATCAACTTGGTAGCATTTTTAACAGAAGTAATGGTGGAGGCAGAATGGCAGTAAATAAAACAATTTTAGAAGATTCTGGATATAAGTATCCTGAAGATAGGAACGGTATGATTGATGTGATTGGTGATGTGATACATAATGATTATATTATTTGGAACGCTAAAAATCACGATAATCCTAACTACGATGTGAAACACGCTAATAAAGAACATATGGAAATAATGGAATTTTTAGAAGCACTAAAAAAAGAGAGGCATAATGGAAGTAGATAATAAAATTGATAAGTGGTTCTGGGATAGAGGAATTACAGAGAACGGCAAACCCATGGCACAAGCAATTAAAACATTAGAGGAAACAACAGAATTGTTGGATGCTCTGAACAAAAATGATCCAACAGAGATTGTAGATGCTATTGGAGATATTTACGTTACATTGCGTGGCGTTTGTTTGACTACTGGATTAACTTTAGAAGGTTGTGCTAACCATGCCTATGAAGAAATCAAAGATAGAACTGGATTTTTAACACCCGAAGGAATGTTCGTGAAGGATTTATAATATGAATAAGAAAATTACTGAAAAAGCCGCATTAAAAATAATAAGAAACAATTCAAAGGTTATTCTAGTTCACACAAAACCAGGTTGCCCAGTTTGTGAATATTTTGTTCCTGAAGTTTTAGAACCACTCTTAGAAGAATATGAACATGTGATAAGTGTATTTGTTGAAGAACCGTTGATGTTTCCCCAACAATCTCACCCAGTAACTTTCTTCTTTAAAGATGGAAAATGTGTTCAACATCCGCACGGTGCGGCTCCTGACAAAGCAATAAGAGATATGATGGATAAATTCTATGGCAAACCTATTTAAAGATATAATTCCAGATATTAATTTCGGACATAAAAATCTTATTCGCCAAGGTGAAATGGATGAATCCGAATATAATAGAAACAAGTATTTGATAAATCGTTCATTGAGTATGGGTGCTGATACCATATTTTATGTTAATGATATGAATATCCATTATGATGTCGATGCGTTATTGCAGTATGATTATTTTATAAATAGTGTAAGAAAGAAGAAGAGGTACAATAAGTGGTCAAAGGCTACTGCAAAGTCCTCTAATCTAGAACTTATACAAGCGTTTTATAATTATAATGAACAACGGGCAATAGAAGTCTTAAAATTGTTGACTGATGTTCAGATTGAGAAAATAAAACTCAAAATGAATAAAGGTGGAAATAATGAATTTCTCAAATCGAGTAGGGAAAATAAATGAATTAAATTCTAGAGCAAAACAACTACATGAAGAATATATCGACTGGACACCAGAAGATATGTTAGAAATTAGTTTTGAACAAGATGATGATTTTCTTAAAATAAAAGAGACTTTAACAAGGATAGGAGTTGCCTCCAATAGAGAGAAAACACTATACCAATCTACGCACATTTTACATAAACGGGGTCGATATTATATTGTCCACTTTAAAGAATTATTTGCATTAGATGGAAAAAACTCTACTATTAATGTTGTTGACATACAAAGAAGAAATGCTATTGTCAAATTATTAGTTGAATGGAATTTACTAGAAGTAGTTGATGAGACAAAGTTGGAACCAGCAGGACATGTTGGCCAGTTTAAAGTTATATCTTTTAAAGAGAAAAGGCATTGGAATTTAATTCCTAAATATACTATCGGGGTCAGATAATAATGAAAATGAGATACAAGAGATTTTATGATAAATTAGAATTATTCAAATCAAACGAAGTATCTTTTTCAGACATTATTTTAGCAATTTTAGTATTGTGGGCATTATCAATGGTCATAATACCCGTAACGATTATCATGTTTTCCTTTTTATTAGTCGTTATACTTTATACACTTATCGAGGCACTCTATCAAAAAATACATAAATAGTAGTTATGATAACTATTAAAGGTTGTGTATGACGTGTGTTTCAAAGAGTTGCCAGTGGCTTACAACAGCCTCTCTTTTGGCAATTGCAATGGTGTTTGTGTACGCGGGATTAATAGTTGGGACACATATGGAATCTTGGACTGAGTCGTTTGATAGAGGTTCTAGAGACCTTAGTTCCATAAGGTCGAATATGAATACAATTGCGTATTCTATGGAATCTATTAATAAAGATATGGATAGGTTAAACGTACAAACGTCCCTAGCAATTGATATCACAAATAGTATGAGTGACAGTATAAAACAAATTAACCAACAAATGTTTAATATGAATGGTAATGTTGGTTCAATACAAAGAAATTTCTCTCCACAAGGAATGATGAGAAACTTCTTACCTTTTTAGGAGAATAATATGGCAAATACAGAGCAAGGCGAGATAGATTTTGATGAAGATTTCGAATGGGGATTTTCATTTTCGGACAATGATGACGGAGACTTAGATACCGTTGTAACGAAAGTTAGCACAGCTGCTACAGCAGATTTAGGGCCAGTAATCGCAAAATTAGATGCCATCTTAGCCTTAATTCCAGATGATGTTGGTCATACTCATACTGCCGAAGAAGTTGATTTAACTGGCATTGAAAATAAACTAGACGTAATCATTGCGTTAGAAAGAGTTGATGCATTAACTGCTGGTGATATGCCAGATATGTCAGGCATAGAAACAAAATTAGATTCAATATTCGAATGTACACATACCCATGCTCACGATTCAACACCCGTAGAAACAGATTTTACAGTTATTACCGATAAGTTGGATGCATTAGAAATAACAATAGGAGAAGTGCGTGAACTGGACTTTAACGGGGATGGTAGTGTTGACTTTGGAGATATTAATAACAATCTGGCTGATTTATTGGTTAGGCAGGAGACGGTGGAGACTGAGCTCGAAGCGAAGAAAGAAGAGTTTACAAATTTTAAAGCGAATAAACTTAAAGCGTTGGAAAGATTGATTATTCCTTTATTAAAGAACTTAAAGAGTAATCCAGACAAAGCATATATCCACTGGCCAAACAGAGCTGGTGTTTTAGATGCACAAATAACAAAGATTTTAAGTATGACAAGATAATGTTTGAATACAAAGGCAAAGTCAAGCGAATCGTTGATGGAGATACTATCGACGCATACATTGACCTAGGTTTTGATGTTTGGATAACAAAACGTATCCGTTTTATGGGTATTGATACACCTGAATCCCGCACTAGAGATTTAACTGAAAAACGTTATGGAAAGGGTGCAACACATAGACTAACTGAGATGCTAGAACAGAGTGATGGTAAGTTTGTTATCAAATCTCACGGCACTGGTAAATACGGTAGAGTCCTTGGTGAGTTGTTTATCATTTGTAAAAAGAATAACGATTCAATAGTTTCAATAAACAAACAATTAATAAAAGAAGGTCATGCAGTTGCATACTTCGGTGGTTCTAAACAACAAGTCAAAACTGCTTTAATCGAAGCACGTAATTTATCAAAAGAATACGTTGAAAAACACATAGAAAAACTTGACTAATTAGACTTTCTGTGTTATAATATACTCTATTATAAAATAAATGGAGAATATTTGTGGCAGTAGATTGTGCTTTGCTTGATATAGAAACACTTGGAACTATGAGTGATTCTGCAATTCTTTCTGTTGGAATGGTAGTTGTTGATTCTGTAAAGGATTATGAATACAAAGACCTCATCGAGAATGGATTTTACGAAACTTTAGATATAAAGACTCAGGTAGATGATGGTCGAAAAATCTATAAAGACACTTTAGAATGGTGGGGAACTCAAGGAGAAGGTGCAGGTTCTGTATTAAATCCCTCAAGTGAAGACATTCATTGGTCAAAACTTCTCCCCCTAATGAAAAAGTATCTCCTTGATAATGGAGCTAATCTAAACACTATTCTAGTGTATGCTCGAGGATCACATTTCGATTTCTCAATACTCCACGATTTATTTAAGAATACTGGTAACGAAACCAGTGATACATTACCTTGGAAGTTTTGGAACATTCACGATTCAAAAACTGTACAAATCACATTACTAGACAAGAAAATTGATGTTAAACCGGATGGATTTATCCATCACCACGCACTACATGATGCTGCCAGAGAATATATGAACGTTCAGAAGGCAATATACATGTTTCAGGAGACTTTAGAAGATGAGTGAAAAAATATTAGACCTAGATGATGATTATTCAGAGTACGAGAATGCTACATTTTATGATGTGTCATTATGTTTTGAATGGTTAGTGGATGATAGTTGCATAACTTTTGAAATGGTAGTTGATGGACCGATAGAGGACTCGATAGGATTAATTGAAGGAGTGATTGAAGGTTACGGTGGTGTTGCAGAAATGTCAGATGGAACTATAATTAATTTAACTCAATATGTTAATGCTTATGTTGTTGAAGTTGAAAAAGATAAGAAAAAAGGCAAACAAATTAAATCTAAGTTTAATATAGTACATTAATATGAACGATTTAAAATTAAGTGAGTTTGTAAAAATATATGATAATGTATTACCACCTTCAGTGTGTTCATCATTAATAACTAACTTTGAACAACAAACCGACCATCACGTTATGAGTGGTGTGGGGAAGAATGAAGAAGTTACAACAAATGGATATCGTCGAGCAGTAGAAATGAATTGTTCTGTTGTTGCTGATAATAATGAAGAGTGGAAAAATCTAACTAATAAATTGAATGGAGTTGTTATGTCATATCTTAATAGATATAGGTATGATATGAGAGTGCTTGGAGTTGCTGACTTTGCTATTCCAGACACAAAAATACTCGAAGAGTGGAGGATGCACAAATATAATCAAGGAGAACATTTTTATAAATCACACGTTGATTCTCATGATAGTAATTCTTCAAATAGAATGCTTGCGTTCTTGTTCTATCCAAATACAATAGAAGATGGCGGTGAAACTGCATTTACTGATAATCTCAAGGGTTTAGAGTGTAAACCTGTTCAAGGAAGATTACTTGTATTTCCTACTTGGTTTGGATTTCCACACGAAGCTAAAACTGTCATAGAAGGCACTAAATATATGCTTAAAACCTACGCACATTATCCTGGAGAATTAGAAATTGGTTAGTTTTAAAAGAGAAGTGTTCTATCAGTTTGTATGTATTCATTGCAAAGAAGACTGGAGAATTACTAATCCCGATGATGAAAAAGAAGACTGGTATTGTCCTCATTGTGGAAAATCACAAAATGTACCTGCTGTAGAAGAAGTACCTTATGTCAAATCAGATACTCATATTGAATATGAAGATAGTATGACTGAATCCAATTGTCCTAACGGCGGTTGGTGGAATCCAATTACAAAGAAGTGTATGGGCTCAGGAAATGGTTTTATTCCTAAAAAAGGTTGACTTTGCTTAACACTTGTGTTATAATATAATTATGAAATTTTATACATCCGTAAATGTCTTAGGAAATAAGATAATGGTAAGAGGCGTTGATACAGAACGCGAAGGCGACTTTATTAGAAGAGTTGATTTTAAACCGACCATGTATGTCACTGGTAAAACAGGAGTCAATACACCATTCAAAACATTAGAAGGCGAATCTGCATATTCTATTAAACCTGGTACCATAAAAGAAACTAGAGATTTTATCAAAGATTATAATGACGTTAGTGGTTTTAAGGTATATGGCATTGACCAGTTTGATGTTCAGTATATTTGTGATGAGTGGTCAGAAGATATTGATTTCGATCCATCGATAATTCGTACATATAATATTGATATTGAAGTAGAGTCCAAGAATGGATTCCCTCATGCAGATGTCGCTGACCAAATAATTAATGCAATAACAATTTATGATAATGTAGAAGATACTTATTTTACTTGGGGATTAGGAGATTGGAAAAACACTAGAGAAGATATAAAAATAGTGTATTTCCAACACAATTCAGAACATTCATTACTTACAGATTTTTTAGAATTCTGGCAAAGAACGCCACCACATATCGTAACTGGTTGGAATATTGAAACATTTGATATTCCGTATATTGTTAATAGATATTCTAGAATATTTGGTCATAACGAAGCGAAGAAGTTTTCTCCATTTGGTTGGATTAGAGAAAGAAAGGCAAAGACCTTTTTTGATAGAGAGCAAGTTGTTTATGACCTTTACGGAATTCAAGTTATTGACTATATGAAACTGTACAAAAAGTTTACATATAAAATGCAAGAAAGTTATAAACTAGATTGGATTGCCCATGTAGAGTTGGGTGAAAGAAAATTATCATACGAAGAAGAGGGTTCTTTATTAAAACTTTCTAGAGTAAATTATCAAAAGTTTATTGACTATAATATTAAAGACGTTGAACTTGTAAAACGACTTGATGATAAAATGAAATTGTTAGATTTAACATTAACAATGGCATATGACGCTAAGATTAATTATCAAGATGTGTTTGGCACAGTTAAACAATGGGATGCTATTATCTATGATTATTTGATTCGCCAACATATTGTTGCCCCACCGAAAGTGTTCACACAAAAAGACACTAAATTTGAAGGTGCATATGTTAAACCACCTTTAGTAGGAAAACATGAATGGATTGTTTCTTTTGATTTAAACTCACTATATCCACATTTGATAATGAATTATAACATCTCTCCAGAAACGATTGTTGGATTTAAGTCAGGAGTCTCTGTTGATTCGTTGTTAAATAAAGAAGTAGATTTAAGTGAATTGAAAGAGAATAATACTACAGTTGCACCAAACGGAACTTTGTATAGTCGTGATAAACGTGGATTCTTACCCGAGTTGATGGAAAAGATTTATAATGAACGTAAAGTGTTTAAACATAAAATGTTAGATGCCCAACAAAGAAAAGAGGATGGTGAAGATACTACGAATGAAATTTCAAAGTATAATAATATCCAGATGGCAAAAAAGATTCAGTTAAATTCAGCTTATGGTGCTCTAGGAACAAAATGGTTTCGTTATTTTGATTTACGTAACGCAGAAGCTATTACTACTGGTGGACAACTTGCTATTCGTTGGATTGAAAAGAAGATAAATTCATTCTTAAATGATTTATTAAAGACTGGTGACCACGATTATATCATTGCTATTGATACTGATTCTGTCTATGTTAATATGGCTGAACTTGTCAAACGTTTTAATCCCAAGAAACCTGTTGATTTTCTAGATAAAGTGTCTAAGACAACAATTGAACCTTTTATTGATAAATCATACGAAGAACTAGCAGATTATATTAATGCCTACGAACAGAAGATGCAAATGGGAAGAGAAGTAATTGCTGAGACTGGTATTTGGACTGCTAAAAAGAGATATGCGTTAAACGTTTGGGACAATGAAGGCGTGAGATACAATAAACCAAAAATGAAAGTTATGGGTTTAGAAATCATTAAATCTTCAACTCCAGCTTCCGTCCGTGGCAAATTGAAAGATGCTGTTAGTGTTATGTTGACTGGCACAGAAATGGAACTCAGAACTTTAGTTTCAAATTATAGAGAAGAATTCAATGAATTACCACCTGAAGACATATCATTTCCTCGTGGAGTAAACGAATATGATAAATATATAAAACAGGAGAAACATGTTCCTATCCATGTTAAGGGTTCTATACTATTCAATGGTATGTTGGATAAACATAACATAACAACTGTAGAAAAGATTACTGGTGGAACGAAAGTTAAATTCTCTTATTTAAAGGAACCAAATCCTTTTAAGCAGAATGTTATATCTTTTGTTGGTGGAATACCTACAGAATTTGATATCATAAGATGGTTAGATTATGATGTTCAATTTGAAAAGGCATTCTTGAAACCTTTAGAGGGCATTTTAACTCCCATTGGTTGGGATTGGGAAACAAAATCTTCCCTTGATTCATTTTTTTAAAAGAGATAACTATGGCAAAAATTAACGTAAACACAGTAGCAGAAGAAAGTCAAGGTGATACTTTTGATAAATTCGTGAGCAATTTTCAAGAAAATATTAAGAACCTAACTGCCCGACAAAAATATGAAGATATTCAAAGTGATAGAGACTATGACCTTGATATTGATGGATATATCGTTGGCGATTTATGGAACGAGAAAATCGCAGCTGAGGTTATGGACTTAAATGGATTCCAAGCAACAATTGAACGTATTGAAGCGTTGGTTGAAGGAAGAGAATTCTATAAAGGTGCTTCTTTGCCAACTGACTATAAAGACATTGCATCTGATTTACAATTTGATGCTAACGAGTTTCTGAAAATGTTTCCGAAATTTCCAGTAATATATTTTACTAGATGGGGAAATATGAGAAAACCAAACAATCTACAAGAATTACGTGATAATCCAGTAAGAAAAACTTGACTTTCACTATCAATTGGTGTATAATATACACTATAAACAAATAAAACTAAGGAACATTATATTATGAGCGCATTACTTGACCGTCTAAAGAAAAACGGCACAATCAAATCAACACAATTATCAAAATCACCTTTATTTAACGAAAAGGATGTAATTCCTACATCAGTACCAATGGTGAACGTTGCATTATCTGGTAGAGTAGATGGCGGTATTACGAGTGGATTAACTGTACTTGCTGGTCCATCGAAACACTTTAAAACTGCTTTTGGTCTATTAATGATGAAAGCATATATGGATAAATATCCTGATTCAATCGCATTATTTTATGATTCTGAATTCGGGACTCCACAATCGTATTTTGAGTCGTTAAACATTGATACCGATAGGGTACTACATGTTCCTCTTAAAAACGTCGAGGAACTCAAATTTGACATTGTGAACCAACTCGAGGCAATGGACCAGAAGGATAAAGTCTATATTATGATTGATTCTATTGGTAATCTCGCATCTAAAAAAGAGATGGATGACGCAAAAGACCAAAAATCTGTTGCTGATATGACTCGTGCTAAACAATTGAAATCACTATTCAGAATGGTTACACCATATTTAACTCTTAAAGATATTCCTTTAATTGCAGTTAATCACACATACGAAACACAAGAAATGTTCAGCAGACAGGTTGTCTCTGGTGGTACAGGTGTTATGTATTCAGCAGATAATGTTTGGATTATTGGTAGAAGACAAAATAAGAAAGGCAAAGACATTGAAGGATATGATTTTATTATCAACGTTGAAAAGTCAAGATTTGTTAAAGAGAAGTCGAAAATACCAATTTCTGTAACATGGGCAGGCGGTATCAAGAAATGGTCTGGTTTATTAGATGTTGCTGTTGAAGGTGGATTTGTAGTCAAACCGTCAATGGGTTGGTATTCTAAAGTCGATACTGAAACGGGTGAAATGGAAGAAAAGAAGTATAGGGAGAAAGATACTAATACGTCTACTTTTTGGAACGACATTATGATATTACCGAAGTTCCAGGAGTATATTGAAAATAAGTATTCCATCGGTTCATCGAGTTTGTTAGAAGAAACAACTTGGGAAGATGGTGATGATGCAAAAGCAAAAGATATCTGGTTGTAAATAATGGATAAACCAAACGTATTTTACTTGACCACTAAAGATGGAACTCAATTTTGTATATACGATTTGATTCTAGGCGATGATGGAAAAGAAGTAGCTTTTGGATATAATACTATTGATGGCCTTCTAGATAAAGAAATTTACGAAACTGAAATTAAAGAAATTCTTTCTGATATTAT